TGACTGACCTGATGAAAAAGTACCAGAACTTCTTTCGCGTTGAGGAACTCACTCACGGGAACAAAAAGAAAACTGACAGGGTAATGTGGGCGTTACAGGGTAGATTCGAGAACGGAATCTGCAACCTTAACAAAGGTGAGTGGAACATCCAATTCATGGATGAAATCTTCCAATTTCCTGATGCCCTAACCCACGATGACATGGTAGACGCTTTAGCCTATGTAGACCAACTGGCTAAGGTGTCTTACTCATACGATTTTGAAATAGATGAGTTTGACGTAATCGACTCAGTAGCGGGATATTAAGATGCTCGAATCCAACGAAGATCAGTTTGGCATAGAAGAGACTCTTGAGTCTTGGATAATGGAGAAGTGCCGTGATTGGCGTGACCATTACGAGACTAACTACGAAGAAAAGTTTGATGAATACTACCGTCTCTGGCGTGGTATCTACTCTAGCGAAGACCGTAACCGCGAATCCGAACGATCACAGATTATATCCCCTGCCCTGCAACAAGCCGTAGAGTCATCAGTCGCAGAGATTGAAGAAGCTACGTTTGGTCGTGGTAGGTTCTTTGACATGAAGGACGACATCTCTGACCAAGAGAACCAAGACGTAGTCTACCTTCGCGAAAAACTCTTGGAAGACTTTAAAGCGAACAAGATTCGCAAGGGTGTGGCTGAGTGTTTAATCAACGCAGCAGTCTTTGGTACAGGTATAGCAGAGATTGTCCTAGAAGAAGTTAAAGAGATGAAACCTGCTACCCAACCTATCATGGATGGGCAGCTACAAGCGGTTGGTGTGAACATCTCAGACCGCACAGTTGTTAAATTACGACCTGTTTTGCCTCAAAACTTCTTAATTGACCCTGTTGCTGTGGACATAGACAGCGCATTAGGTGTAGTGATTGATGAATTCGTCTCACCACACGCGATAGAACAGCTACAGGAGAAGGGGGTATACAAGAATGTACCCTTCAACTTCGCGTATCCTGACACAGACTTAGATCCTGACCACGAACTTACCACGCAGCCCACTGATAAGACTCGTTTGACCAAGTATTACGGACTTGTTCCCCGCTATTTACTTGAGAATGACGATGAATACGAAGAGGTTGAACAGCTTACAGACGCCGAAGAAGAGACTGACTTCTATGTTGAGGCGATTGTCGTAATAGCTAACGGTGGTACTCTGCTAAAAGCGGAGAAGAACCCGTACATGATGCAAGACCGCCCTGTCGTGGCGTTTCCTTGGGACATCGTACCCTCTAGGTTCTGGGGTCGTGGTGTATGTGAGAAGGGTTACAACTCACAGAAGGCATTGGACGCAGAATTAAGAGCTAGGATCGATGCACTGGCTTTAACAGTCCACCCAATGATGGCAATGGACGCAACTCGTCTACCTCGCGGAGCAAGGCCCGAAGTAAGACCGGGCAAAATCATTCTAACCAATGGTAATCCTGCTGAAGTCTTACAACCATTTAACTTTGGTCAGGTTTCTCAGATTACCTTCGCGCAAGCAGGTGAGCTACAGCGAATGGTGCAGACTGCCACAGGCGCAATAGACTCTGTTGGTGTTGGTGGCTCAATCAATGGCGAGGCTACGGCAGCGGGAATCTCAATGTCCCTTGGCGCGGTGATTAAACGCCACAAGCGAACACTGATTAACTTTCAAGAGTCATTTTTGATACCATTCGTTACCAAGGCTGCGCACAGATACATGCAGTTCGAGCCTGAGCTATATCCGGTATCGGATTATAAGTTTGAGGTGACCTCCTCTCTTGGCATCATCGCGAGAGAGTACGAGGTTACACAGTTGGTTCAGCTTCTACAGACCATGTCTCCTGAGTCTCCGCTTTATCCTGCGTTGATTCAATCAATCATAGACAACATGAACCTCAGTAACCGCGAGCAGTTAATCCAAACTCTACAAGAAGCAGGTCAGCCTTCACCTGAGCAGCAGCAAGCACAACAAGCTATGCAGCAAGCACAGATGGAGTTCCAACAGTCGCAGACTAACGCACTGAACGGGCAAGGCGCTGAGTCTCAAGCACGCGCTGCCAAGATCGCAGCAGAGACTAAAGCAATTCCTGTAGAACTAGAGATTGATCAGATTAAAGCTGTGACATCCAACCTCGCGGCAGGTGATGCGGACGACAAAGAGTTTGAACGCCGACTCAAAGTTGCTGACGCTGCGCTGAAAGAGAAGAGACTAAACCTTGATACAGTTAAGGCCATGCCGCAATGATTACCAAACGAGAGCTAGAGGACGTAGTTACACAGGTAAACGTAGTCCTCGATCGGATGGACAAACGGCTTCAGTCTTTGGAGAAGCAACACGAAATCCTTCTTCACGAGGTCAAGAGCTTCGTGCAAGCAAAGCCGAAGGCTAAGAAGAATGGATAAAGAAACAGAAAAATATTATGACGACCGTGCGGATATGTTCTTAACGCAGGGTTGGAAGGATTTTATTAAAGAGTTAAGTGCCAATGCTCTTCAAATTAATTCCGTAGAGTATACGAAAGATGTAAATGATTTGTTCTTTCGTAAAGGTCAGCTAAGTGTACTGGCTGACATACTCAATTTAGAATCTGCAATGAACCATGTACAAGAGGATAGCAGTGATGTTGATAATCTTTGATTTCCAATGCGAGCAAGGCCATGTCCATGAGGCAATGGTGAATCGCGATAAGGTAACCGAAGGTTATAGGCGTGACTGTCCTGAGTGCGGTGGTTCTAGTAGTAAGATGATCTCACCTGTTAAGTCGGTACTCGACCCCATCTCCGGTTCTTATCCGGGAGCTACTATGAAATGGGCTAAGGATAGACAGGCGAAGATTAAACACGAACGCAAGGTAGCCGAATCATAAGTCCTTCGGGGTAGCTTAGAATTGGTCTTGTCTCCATAGGAGTTTAATAGTGGCACAACTTATTGACGAAGTGACGAACGAGGTAGATGAAGAAATACAACAGGAAGCGGTCTCTGAGAATACTGAAGAGGTAGCCGTAGATGACACTCCCGAGCATTACAGGGGGAAAACTCCTTCCGAGTTGATCAAGATGCACCAAGAGGCAGAGTCCCGCATCGGTCAGCAAGGGCAGGAAGTAGGTCAGCTAAGGAAAGTTGTAGACGATTTCATTCTTACTCAGACCAAAGTCAACGAACCGGAACAGGCTGAAGAAATAGATTTCTTTGCTGAACCCGACAAAGCTGTTGATAGCAAAATTGCAAACCATCCAACCATTAAACAGTTGGAGCAATTGGGCAATCAAATGAAACAAAGTCAGACGCTCTCGGCTTTACAGCAGAAGCATCCTGACATTAAAGAGATTGCTATGGACGCCAACTTTCAACAGTGGGTGGTCGGCAGCAAGATCCGTTCAGAGTTATACGAACGAGCAAACAACAAGTACGACTATGATGCAGCAGATGAATTGTTTTCTTCTTGGAAATCAACTCAAGACGTTGCTCAACAGGCTGTAGATGTTGAGCGCAAAGAGCGTAAACAAACTTTGAACGCAGCTTCAACGGGTGGCGCTAATGGAAGTTCAGAAGCACCAAGCAGAAAAATTTATAGACGAAGCGACATTATTGAACTAATGCGAACCAACCCGCAACGCTATCAATCGATGTCTGATGAGATCATGAGGGCGTATCAGGAAGGTCGCGTAAAAAGCTAACCTTTGAGAGATTATTATGACTACTTCTACTTATCCTAATATGGGCGGCGCAGTAACTAATACTACTGCTGCTACATTTATTCCTGAAATTTGGAGTGACGAGATTCGCGCTGCGTATGAGAAGAACCTCATCCTCGCGAACCTAGTTAAGAAAATGGGTATGACAGGCAAGAAGGGTGACATCATCCATATTCCTGCTCCTATCCGTGGTGACGCTCACGTTAAAGCATCAGCAACCGCTGTTACTATTCAGAGCAACACAGAAAGCGAAGTGCAAGTCGCTGTAGACAAGCACTACGAATACTCACGCATCATCGAAGATATTACAGAGACTCAAGCTCTTGCTTCACTCCGTAACTTCTACACATCTGATGCGGGTTATGCTCTGTCCCGTCAGGTAGACACAGACCTCTTCACACTTGGTAAGTCACTAGGTGATGGCGATGGCTCTGCTTGGACTAACTCTGCTGCGTTCTACTGTGACGCATCAACTGGTCTGACTGCTTACGCTGATGACACGGTTACTACTGCTGACGTATTTACTGATGCTTGTTTCCGCGCTTTGATTCAGAAGCAGGATGACGCCGATGTCCCTATGGACAACCGTGCGTTTGTCATTCCTCCTTCACTGCGTAACGCCATCATGGGCGTTGAGCGTTATGTGTCTTCTGACTTCGTTGGTGGTCAGACTGTACAGAACGGTAAGATCGGTAGCCTATACGGCATTGACGTATACGTTACTTCTAACTGCCCTGTCACTGAAACTGCTGCGAACAACACAGCAGGTGGTGAAATCAAGGCAGCTATGCTCATCCACCAAGACACAATGATCTTGGCAGAGCAGATGTCAGTACGTTCACAGACTCAGTACAAGCAGGAGTTCCTCGGAACACTGTATACTGCTGATACTCTGTACGGTGTCAAGACTTACCGTCCTGACAGCGGTTTCATCATGGCTGTTAACGGCTAAACGGAGATGGGGGTAGGGAAACCTGCCCCCTTATCTTATGCGTAATAAAGATCCAAAATTAACCAAGCTCGGGGTAAGTGGGTATAATAAGCCCAAAAAGACCCCTAACCATCCCACCAAAAGTCACGTTGTATTGGCGAAGGTTGGCGATCAAATCAAGACTGTTCGCTTCGGGCAGCAGGGCGTAAAAGGGGCAGGTGCGAATCCAACCACTGCCGCAGAAAAAGCGCGAAAAAAATCATATTACGCGCGACATAATGCGCAAGACTCAAGCCCTTCTAAACTATCAGCTCGCTATTGGTCGCATAAGACCAAGTGGTAACTACAGGAATTTAACATGGCAACGATAGTAACCAAGAACAGCTCAACCGCTTCAGCCGTACCAACTACGAGTGACTTGGTTCAGGGCGAACTCGCGGTCAATGTAACTGATAAAAGACTATTCACAGAGAATGCGTCTACACAGATTGTAGAGTTAGGTACTAATCCTTCTACCGTTACAACTACTACTGCGACTGTATCCGGTACTCTAACAGCCAACGGCACGTTTGCTTCTAGCAACGCAGTCGTCACAGGCGGCACAATCAACTCTACGCCCATTGGTGCGACAACTGCATCAACTGTAAGAGGTAGCACAGTAACGGCCACCACGGGCTTTGTAGGCGGTTTAACAGGCGATGTAGTAGGTAACGTCACAGGTAACGTTACTGGTAATATCACAGGCATTGTTACAGGTAATGTAACTGGCAACGTAACAGGTGATGTCACTGGTAATATAACTGCATCATCAGGTACTTCTACGTTTACTAACGTCACTATTAACGGTGGCTTAGACATGAATGCGGGAACATCCGCAACCATCACCAACCTTGCGTCTCCTACTAACACCAATGACGCAGCTACCAAAGGTTATGTAGATACAGCAGATGCCACTAAGTTAAGTCTATCTGGCGGCACTATGTCAGGTGCTATTGCTATGGGTGCGGCTAAGATTACAGGTCTAGCCGATCCTACCGCAGCACAAGATGCAGCCACTAAGATATATGTAGACAACTCTGTACAAGGATTAGACGCGAAAGCATCGTGTCGTGCAGGTACTACAGCTAACATTACTCTAAGCGGCGCACAAACCATAGACGGTGTGTCTGTTATAGCAGGTGATCGAGTCCTTGTTAAAGATCAAACTAACGCGGCAGAGAATGGTATTTACGTTGCAGCAGCTAGTGCGTGGTCACGCGCAGCAGACGCTAATACTTGGGACGAGCTAGTTAATGCTTATAGCTTTGTAGAAGACGGCACAGCTAATGCGAACAACGGCTTTGTAGCTTCTATAGTTGCAGGTGGCACGTTAGGTAGCACAGCAGTGACTTGGGTTCAGTTCTCAGGAGCGGGTCAGGTTATTGCAGGTGCAGGTATGACCAAATCAGGCAACACGCTTGATGTCGGTACTGCCGCTGCTTCGCGAATAGTAGTCAACGCAGATAATATTGACCTAGCAACAAGCGGTGTTACAGCCGCTACCTACAGGTCAGTGACTACAGATGCTTATGGTCGTATCACAGGCGGCACTAATCCTACTACTGTTAGTGGTTACGGATTAACAGATGTCTTTACTAAGACAGAAATCAACACATCCCTCGCGACAAAGCTAAACCTGACAGGCGGTACAATGTCGGGCGCGATAGCGATGGGGACTAACAAGATCACAGGAGCAGGTGACCCTACTGCTGCTCAAGACGTAGCTACGAAAGCCTATACAGACTCGATATTAGGCAGTGCTACCTCAGCAGCCACCTCAGCCGCAGCAGCGGCTACGTCAGCGTCCAATGCTTCTACCTCTGCTAGTGGCGCAGCAACCTCTGCCACAAATGCAGGTAACTCAGAGACGGCAGCAGCTAGTTCAGCCGCAGCGGCAGCAGCTACCTACGATGACTTTGACGACCGTTACTTGGGAGATAAATCATCTGACCCTACTGTAGACAATGACGGCAACGCCTTGCTAACAGGCGCGTTGTACTTCAACACTGCGTCTAACGTGATGAAGGTCTACACTGGATCGGCATGGACTAACGTAGCGCCTACAGCAACCTCCATTACAGTAAGTCAGATCAGCGACTACAATGGAACAGCGACAGAGCTAAACTACACCGATGGTGTAACAAGCCCTATTCAGACTCAGATAGACGGCAAAGACAATAATCCAATCCAAAAAGGCGCTAACTACACCGCAGTAGTAGGTGACAATATTATAGCCACGGCGGGTGG